GGGTGCGGTGCTGATCAATGACATGCGCGCGGGCTTTACCTTCGGGGGCATCACCTTCGAGGAATACCGTGGGCAGGCTACTGATATCAACGGCATATCACGGCGCTTCATTGCCGCTGGGGAAGCCCATGCCTTTCCCTTGGGCACGGTGGACACCTTCAGCACTTACTTTGCACCGGCGGACTTCAACGAGACCGCCAACACGCTGGGGCAGGTGCTGTACGCCAAGCAGCAGCCACGCAAATTTGAGCGTGGCACGGATCTGCACACGCAGGCCAATCCGCTGCCCATGTGCCACCGTCCTGGTGTGCTGGTCAAGCTCACCGCCTAGAAAGTCTTGTCCGTGCTCAGCGTTGAGTTTCTCTACGCCGCTGCCGCCAACGCCGGGCTACTGAAAGCAGCCTCCATTGGGGGCACGCAGGTCATGGTCGACTTCCGTGCTCCCGATGAGGATGTGCTTGGTGGCATGGGCGTAAGCCGGGACTACGCCATTCGCTATCCACTGGCATGGCTGCCAGCACTTGCGGCAGGCAGCACGCTGGACATTGGCGGCAACACCTACCGGGTGCGCGAGGTCCTGGCCATGGGTGATGGCAGCGAAATGCGTGCTCACCTAACCCAACTCTGATGACACAACTCTAAGGATCCGACCATGACCCAATCCGTGCGTGAGCAACTGATTCATGCAGTTGCTCAGATTCTTGCGCCTGTTGCTGAACTGCAGGGCGCACAGGTCCTGCGCTCGCCCACCATTGGGGTGACCCGGGAGCAGTCTCCGGCCATCCTGATCTTTCCGGAAGCCGATGCAGTTTCCCCTCGAGTGAATGACCGTGTGGAGCGCCAACTGGTACTGCGCGTGGTGGCTATTGCACGGGAGAAAGATGGCATTTCCCCGGAGTCCATTGCCGACACGTTGCTGGTCGCAGCCCACGCAGCCATGTTTGCCAATGCCAATTTGGGCGGTCTGTGTTTGGGGTTGAAGGAACTCGATTGCGAGTGGGATGTGGAGGATGCCGACGCTTTTGCCACGGCCATTCCTGCGCGTTACCAGCTCACCTACCGGACCTTTGTCCACGACATCTCGATAACCGGATGAAACCCATGAACAGCCTCGTTTTATTGAAGCCACATACCCACGCGGGCAAGGCTTTCGCCGCAGGCGATCGCTTTGATGTCGATGCCGTCACCGCCGAATGGCTGCTGGCGCAGGGCGTTGCGCGTATCGACACCCCTGACATCTCCAGATCTCAGCCTTCTCAACCCTCCAAACCCCTTAAGGATTCCAAGCCATGAGTACCTATGCATCATTCCAAGGCCGTGTCTATCTCGGCAAGCGCGATATCAACGGAGAACCTACTGAGGTCCGTTCGCCCGGCAACGTGGCAGAGCTGAAACTCTCCCTCAAAACCGATGTGCTGGAGCACTATGAAAGCCAGACGGGGCAGCGCACGCTCGATCACCGCATGGTCAAGCAGAAATCTGCCACGGTGAAGCTCACGATTGAGGAATTCACCAAAGAAAACCTGTCGCTGGCGCTATACGGCAACTTTGTCACGTCCACACCCGGAACGGTGACCGCCGAGACCCTTGGTGGCGTAGCCCCGGTCATTGGCGATCGCTATTTCTTGGCGCACCCAAAGGTATCCGCCTTGGTCGTCACCGATTCTGCAGCGACTCCGGCGACCCTGACCTTGGGCATGAATTACACCGCTGAGACGGACTTCGGCGCGATTCAGTTCCTGGATGTGACGGGTTTCACCGCCCCATTCAAGGCCAGCTATGGTTTTGGCGTGGCCACCGAGATTGGAATCTTCACGCAACCGTTGCCAGAGCGCTATTTGCGTCTGGAAGGTCTCAACACCGCGCAGGGCAATGCCAAGGTGCTGGTCGAGTTGTACCGGGTGGCCTTTGATCCCTTGAAGGAAATCTCCTTTATCTCGGATGACTACAACAAGTTCGAGATGGAAGGCTCGCTGCTGGCCGATTCCACTAAGCCGTTCGACGCTGTGCTTGGCCAATTTGGTCGCATCGTCCAGTTGTAGAGGGGCAAACCATGTCTGACTTGGAACAACTGATCCCCCAAGCCACGGATCTGGCCATTCATGGCGAGACGCTGGCCATCAAACCGCTCAAGGTGGGCCAGATGCCCGCCTTTTTGTGCGCCATCACGCCGGTCATGAACCACTTGAACCGCAGTGAGATCGACTGGATTGCGCTATTTGGCGAGCGCGGGGACGATTTGCTCTCAGCGATTGCCATTGCGGTGGGCAAACCTCGAAGCTGGGTCGACGATCTGGCAGCGGACGAGGCCATTGTGCTGGCAGCCAAGGTGATCGAGGTGAATGCTGATTTTTTTACCCGAACGGTGATGCCCAAACTGGACGGGCTGTTCACCCAAGCCAAAAGCATCCATCCGACCACGTCTGGTTCGACGCAGCCCAACGCCTGATCGCACGCGGCCACCGCATGGCGGACATTCTGGACTACACCCTGGCGCAGATGCGCGGCTTTCTGGACGCATCCATGCGTCTGGATGCCAGCATGGACGCCCGACTGTTGTCCCTGATTGCCGTTGGCAGCCGGGGTGACGCCAAAAACCTGGACCAGACCCTGGACCGTCTTACCGATCAAGCTCAAGGTCAGTAGTCCCCAATGAAGATTTCCATTCGCATTGACAGTGCCGCAGCACAGGCGCAGTTGCGCCGCTGGGGTGGCGAATACCGCGACAAGGTCAAAAAAGCGGTGGCCAGGGCCATACGGAGTGAGGCCACGGAGATCAAACGGGAGGTGCGCGAGCAAGTGGCCTCCCAGATGGCGGTGGTCAAGAACGCCTTTCTCAAGGGCTTCAACGCCAAGGTGCTTGATCAGGATCCGAATCGATTGCCCGCACTCTATGTGGGCTCACGCATTCCCTGGTCCGGCATCCATGAGCGCGGTGGCTCCATCAACGCAAGGATGCTCATCCCCCTGCATGGTCGCGTGGGGCGCAAAAAGTTCAAGGCTCAGATTGCCGAGTTGATGCGCGGAGGCAATGCCTACTTTGTGAAGAACGCCAAGGGAAACATCGTGCTGATGGCAGAAAACATCAAGGAGCACGACCGACCCCTGGCTGGCTTCAAGCGCAGGTACCGCAAAGCCGATGGCGTCAAGCGCCTCAAACGTGGTGCCGACATTCCGATCGCGGTGCTGGTGCCTCGGGTCATGCTCAAGAAGCGGCTCGACATCGAGAGACTGGTGGCTGGCCGGATTCCCCGGCTAGCGGCCCAGATTGAAAGACAGATTCAAACCCTGGACTGAAGTTTGGTCCAGGACACCTTGAGGTTTTCCTGATTCATGGCTACAAACCGCATTGCCGTCCTTGTTGCCCTCGAAGGCTCTGATGACGGGCTTAAGCGCGCCCTCAATTCCGCCCAGCAAAGTCTGGGTGAGTTGTCAGCGAACGCCAAGACCGCAGGAGAGAAAGCTGCTGCAGGCCTGGCAGAGGTTAAGGCCGGGATGTCTGCCTTTGGCGATCAGATCAACTCTGCCAAGACCCAGCTACTTGCCTTCCTGACGATCAACTGGGCGGCTGGCAAGGTCCAGGAGATCGTGCAGATTGCGGACGCATGGAACATGATGGCCGCGCGTCTCAAACTGGCCACGATCGGCCAGACCGAGTTCACCACGGCACAGAAGGAACTGTTCGACATTGCGCAGCGCATTGGTGTGCCCATCCAGGAGACCGCCACGCTGTACGGCAAATTGCAGCAAGCCGTGCGCATGCTGGGTGGCGAGCAGAAGGACGCGCTCACCATCACCGAGAGCATTTCGCAGGCCCTGCGCATCTCCGGTGCGTCGGCCACAGAAGCCCAGTCCTCGTTGTTGCAGTTCGGACAGGCTCTTGCCTCCGGTGTGCTGCGCGGCGAGGAATTCAACTCTGTCGTGGAGAACAGCCCCCGTCTGGCTCAGGCCCTGGCTGATGGCTTGAATGTGCCCATTGGTCGCCTGCGCAAACTCGCGGACGAAGGACGCCTGACTGCCGATGTGGTGGTCAATGCGCTACTGAGCCAAAAGGACAAGCTCGCAGCCGAGTACACCCAGTTGCCCCAAACCGTCAGCCAGGCCTTCCAGCGCCTGCAAAACGCGTTCGGTCAGTGGGTCAGTCAGGTGGATGCATCCACTGGCATCACCAAAAAACTCGCCGACGCCCTGACATGGCTTGCGACCAATCTGGAGAAGGTCATGTCCTGGCTCAAGGTAATAGCCGAAGTGGGTCTGTCGGTGCTGATCTACCGCCTCATCCCAGCCCTCATTACCGCCTGGCAGACAGCGGGTGCAGCGGCCATTACAGCGGCCACGGCCACTTCTGCGGCCTGGGCAACAGCCAATCTGTCGGTCACGGCGGCGGTGCAGAGCATTGGTCTGCTCAAAACTGCATTCTCGGTACTTGGTGCCTTTGTGGTCGGTTGGGAAATCGGCAACTGGTTGTCCGAAAAATTCGAGATTGTTCGCAAGGCGGGCATTCTCATGGTCGAGATCCTGGTCAAAGGGATCGAGCAGTTGCAGTACCGCTGGGAAGCGTTTGCAGCCATCTTCTCGTCGGACACGATCGATGCAGCCACCAAGCGCCATGAGGCACGCCTGGCAGAGATGAACCAGATCTTTGCGGCCATGTATGCGGATGCCACCAAGGGTTCCGACGCTGCCAAGGGTGCCATGACGACGGTCGCCAATACTGCGGAAGAAATTGCCAAGCGTCTGGAGGCAGTGCGCCAAGGCACCCAGGAAGCAGTCGGCCGTGGATTGGAAGCCGTGCACGCTGCTGTCGAAAAGCTCAAATCTCGCTTAGGTGAGGTGGAACAGGCGGTGTCCAAGGCCAATGCGGTGGTCACGGACGCCACTGCCAAGATGGCTGAAGCCTACAAAGGGTTCACTGCCATCGTCGAGGCCAATTTGCAGCGACAGGTCGATGCGGTCAAGGCTCGCTATCAACAGGAGCAGTCGGCACTGGAATTGTCGAAGGCGTCAGAGGCCGACAAGCTCACCAAATCCACCCAACTGCTACTGGATTCGCTCACCCAGCAGACCACGCTGCGCCGTCAGGCGCTGGCCGACACCTTGAAGCTCATCGATGACGAGTCCAAGGCCAGGATTGCCGAAGCGGCTCGGCAGGGTCAAACGGAAGCCGAGCGAAGTGCCAATGTCACGCGGGTCGAAAACGAGATTCTGGCCACCAAACGCCAATCCATGGCGCAGGCTGCCGCTGAATACAAAGCGCACATCGATGCCCTGAATGCCGAGGCCAACCGGCATCTGGCAGAAATCCAGCGTATCGAGGAAGCCAAGCGCCAACTGACCCTGTCCACGGAAGACCGTATTCGTGAGATTCGCCGTCAGGGCATGACGGAATTTGAAGCGACCGAGGATCGCAAACGCCAGGTCGTGGAGTTGCAGACCAAGGCGCGCGATGCACTGGCTGCGGGTGAGTTTGAACAGGCCCGGCAATTCGCGCAGAAAGCCATGGATCTGGCGGCACAGGTGGCTAGCACCCAGACATCGGAGGCCAAGAAGGCAGAAGAAGCACGCAAGCAGTCCGAGCAGGCCTTGTCGGAGGTGACCAAGCTGGAATCTCAGTCGCGCGAGGCCTATCGCCGCCAGGAATACGCCACAGCGCAGGACTTGATGCGCCAGGCTGATGCACTACGTGCTGAACTGGCCCAGAAAACCAAGGAATCGGATGCTGCCGTCACCAAGGGCAAAGAAGGCGTCAATCAGGCTATCCAGAACATTCGGGAGTCCGAAGACATACTCAACAAAACCCTGGATGCGGAAAGTCAGGCCCACCAGAATGCAGCCAAATCAGCCCTGGCCGCACGCGATCAGATCAAGCAGACCCTCACAGAGACCGAAACGCAGATTGATCAGATCACGGCCAAACTCAAAGATGGCCTGAAAGTCACGCTGGATGCGGACACCTCTCGCTTTGACAAGGCAATTGCTGATCTGGATAAAGCGCTCGCTGAAAAAGAGCGACTGTTGCCCATCAAGGCGGATCTGGAGCAGGCGCAAAAGAAACTGCAGGAATATGAGCAACTGCTCAAAGAGGGCAAAACCTTGCCAGTGGATGCCGATGTCAGACAGGCCAAGGCGGCGCTGGACAAACTGACTGCCTATGCCAAGGAAAGCTCGCAACTGGAATTGCGCATTTCCTCAGAAAAAGCACAGGCGTCCATCACCAATGTCGAGGGCATGATCCGCGCGTTGGACCGCATCAAGACTGAGTCCCAGCATCAGATCAACAGCAATGCGGATGCCGCCAAAGGCGAGGTGCTGAGCCTCAACGGCATGAACACCTCCAGCACCCACACCATCTACGTGACCAAGGTGGAAACCAATGCCACCGGTGGGTTGGTCGGTAGTGCCGTGCCCCATTTCGCTGATGGTGGCCCCGTGGCATCCGCCTTCACACGCATGGCCGGTGGGTCGGTACCCGGCTCGGGTGACCAAGACACGGTTCCACGCACTTTGGATGCAGGTGCCTTTGTGCTGCGCAAAGCGGCGGTACGCAAATACGGCGGTGCAGCGCTGTCCCGTCTTGCAAGTGGAGCTGCGAGCGCCGTGACGGGCGTTCCCAAATTTGCCATGGGCGGACCAGTCAACTCTAGCGCCAACACCGTCAAGCGCAACAAGGATGCTGTCGAAGCCCAGCAGATGGTCGAGTTGGGAATGCAGTCCATGCGTGAGTACACCAGTTGGATGCGTGGTCACTATGGCGCATCGCTGAGCATCGGGTTTGAGTGGGACACGCTGAAATCCTATGGCGAGCAGGCCTTCCGGGATCGCGGTGTCCTCGAAACTCTGGTGAGTCGCAAGCAACTGACTGCCAACGAACGCCAGAAACTCGATGCCATCAAACAGACCTGGCGGCAGGCCATGGCGCAGCCCCTCCTGTGGGGCAAAGATGTTGAGCGCGATCTCATGGACTACATGGAGCAGCACCAGGGTGAGTTTTACCGAGGTGGCGGCATTGCCAAGTCCGACAGTGTGCCCGCCATGCTGACCCCTGGTGAATACGTGGTGAACCGGGATGCTGTCAGTCGCTTTGGCTCTGGCTTCTTCGAATCCCTGAACAACCTGACCGTTCCCGCCCAGGCACTGGCGCAGCGGGTCCAGGGCCAGATACAAGGCTTCGCGACCGGTGGACTGGTGGGTACATCGCTCGCCAATACCGTGCAGCGTCCGATGGTGGAGAGTGCATCAGGCCCAGTGCGAACTGTGCGGGTGGAATTGGCTGCCAACGGTCGGCAGGTCAGTGCACAGATTGATGAGCGCGATGAGGGGCGGCTCTTGCAACTGCTGCAAAGCGCACAGATGAGGGCAGCCTGATCATGCTTCTGACCAGTCTCACAGACTCAGTTGCTCTGTCCTTACCCGACGACCTGCTGTGGAGCGATGAACATAGCTGGAGTCCTGCAGTGGCATCGGTGTCGTACCTGATCACTGGGGCGCTGCTGGTCCAGTCCGCTGTGCGCCAAGGTGGACGTCCCATCACCCTGGTGGGTGCGGCCGATATGGCTTGGGTGACGCGCGCCACGGTGGAGCAGTTGCGCGGCTGGGCCAGCATTCCCTTGGGTGCCAGCGACGGGCGATTTACCTTGACGTTCGCCGATGGTCGCGTTTTCACGGTCGCATTTCGACACGCCGAAGTGGCCATCGAGTCCGAGCCAGTGAAGGGCATCCCGGCGCGGCTCGAGACGGACTTCTATCGCATCACCTTGCGGCTCATGCAGGTGTGAATCGCTTTCTCACTTATTGAATTTCTGGAGGTCTGAATGGCCATTCTCACGGGCGACATCAAGCTGGTCGCCTCGCAAGTCATGCTCGACGTTCCTGAAGGCGGTGGTGCGCCCACGTCCACCGTGATTCAAGACGCCACCAGCAATGCAATTTTTCCGGATATATCGGAACTGGATCGGTCCGGGGGACGGGTCAACCTGCGCAAAGTGCATGTCAGCGTGCAGACCCCTGACACCGACACCTATCTGGGCTGCAACGTGATCGTGGCCGACCCACCCGCAGACCCTAACGTGAGCGTCACGCTGTTCAGCACCAAGGAAATCTTCGACCGGCGCGACTCGGCCAAGAAGCGTGTTGAGGCCTATCTGGCACCCGGTCCCGCATGGGCCGGATTCCTCTTTGAGAACCACATCATCGGCCAGCGCTCCATCCAGCTCTTTCAGATGCCCAGCAGCACCGCACCCGAGGTGGGGCACACGCTGCTCATCGTCCAAAACGAGGGTTTGACCACAGAGAAGTTGCAGTACATACGTGTGACCCGGACTGCCTCCGTTCTGCGTACGTTTATCAAAGACAACGGGCAGGAATACAAGGCGCTTATCGTCACGGCAGACCTGAGTGACGCACTGCGCTTTGATTTCATGGGCTCACCGCCCAGCGAGTTCTTTCGCAAGGCTGCGGCTGCAGCCCTGATTCGTGACACTACGGTGGCTGACGCTGCCCAGTATTTCGGCGTGGTTCCGCTCACTGAAGCCGTGACCATGGGCAGCTTGAGCGCAAAAGCAAAGTCCATCTTCACCCAGTTGGTGCCCAGTGCACAGACCGAGATTCCTGTCATCGATGCCAATGCGGCCGGGGAATACGACACGGTGGTGGATGCCTCCAACGGCAATGTGTCACTCACCACGTCGATTGGCTTCAACCCCAACGTGGCGCTGTACTTTGGTAACCCGGTGTACCCGGGCACGCTCAACATTGCCTATTCCGGTGGTGCGCTGACAGATGCCTCCGGGGATCTGCTGCAGGGCACGACCGTCATTGGCACGGTGGACTATGCCCGGGGCACGGCCACTTTGTCACCCTCGGCACCCTCCATCGGTGGGTCCAAGACCATTACCTACAAGGCGGCCGGTGCGCCCCTGCAATTGGCTGACACGGCTGGCATCTACGTCTCTCAGGAAACGCGCGCCTACAACTACATCCAGACCATCAGCCCACCGCCCGCGCCAGCCACGACCCGGGTGAGCTATCGCTCCAACGGCAAGTGGTACGACCTGCGTGACAACGGTGGCGGCAAACTGGTGGGCTCGGATGTGGCCTATGGCGCTGGCACTGTGAGCTATACAACCGGCACCGTTGCAGTCACGTTGGGTGCCTTGCCCGATGTGGGCAGCCAGATCATTCTGAATTGGGGCTCCCGCGTCAATTACACCAACCGGTCTTCGGTGACGCTGCCGCCCCTCACGGTCCCACTGCAGCTGGCGCAGACCGGTACCACACCTGGCTCGGTCGTCATCAAATGGAACGACGGCACTGCGCGCACCGCCACGGATGATGGCAAGGGAAACATTGCTGGCAGCGCCACGGGCACCATCCGCTACCAGACCGGACTCATCAGTCTGGCGCCCACGGTC